ACTAATGTAAAGGCATTACAGAAGATTAAGCATCCTGTGGGATCTAAAGTTGCCAAGTTGATTAAGGATTGGCGGGACCTTGAGAAGCTGGATAACACTTATGTGCAGTCGTATCCGAAGCTACAACATAAGGGACGTATCCATGCCCATTGGAATGCTTCAGGTACGATAACAGGACGTTTTTCAGGGAGTAACCCCAATCTCCAGAATATTCCTAGAAAGAAAGAAATACGACGACTCTTTGTGCCGGATCAAGAATTTTTTGATTTTGACTACGCCCAACAAGAATTGCGTGTGGCAGCCCATGTCTCAAAACAGCAGAACATGATTGATGCGTTTAATGATGGTATTGACATGCATATGTATACCGCTAATTTGATTTGGGGGGATGGTGCAACCTCTGATCAACGACAAACAGCGAAGCAAACTAATTTTGCTTCTTTGTATGGTGCTGGAGCAAAAAAGCTTGCTGATGAAGCAGGTATTTCCTATCGTCAAGCCACTACTATTTTTGATCAGTTTTGGAATAGTTACCCGGAATTGCGTTATTACAGTGAGACACAATTGCCGAATGAAGTTTCAACCAAGGGCTATGTTCGAACTCTTTATGGTCGTCGAATCCATATTGCTGGAAAAGACAGCTATAAAGGGGTCAATTATGTAATCCAAGGGACCTGTGCTGAGATGTCTAAAATCAGTCTGTTCAATGTTTGGGAGTATCTCACTCAGGTTGGTGGGTTCATTTGTAATGTTGTACACGATAGTATAGTTCTTGATGAAATTGATGAATCCACCTTGCCTAGAATTAAAGAGATTATGGAGGATTTTACGAATTCTCCAAATGGAAGTTTTAACGTTCCAATGATTGTTGAGATGAAACGTTCAAAAAAGAGTTGGGGAGATATGTCAAATGAGTGACGATGTAAAAAAGATATTAGATGTAATCAATAAAGAACTCAAAACCAATCTTATGATTGGTAATGATGAAGCCTTAGATACTCGGCGTATTGAAACAGGTATGCCTGCGTTAGACGGGATGTTGGGTGGTGGTGTACCACGTTTGGCGGTGACAGAGTTGTTTGGGTATCAGAGCTCTGGCAAAACCTATATTTCGCAACGTATCATTGCTCATGCTCAAACGTTAGGCAATAAATGTGCCTTCATTGATGCTGAGTTTAGTTATGATCCTGTTTGGTCCGCTAACATTGGCATTGACACCGAGAAGTTGATTGTGGCCCGTCCTCAGACAGGAGAGAAGGCGTTAGATATTTTACTGTCTTTGTGTGAACAGAAGGTAGATCTTGTAGTATTGGACAGTATTGCTGCCCTGCTACCCACAGCCGAGGCTCAAGAGGGGATGGAGCATCAATCGATTGGATTACAAGCTAGAATGATGAACCAGTTATTTAGGAAACTTCCTCAAGCCAATGTGAATACTGCTCTCATCTTAATCAATCAGATTCGTGCTGGTATCGGTGGATATATAACTAGAGATGTGTTGCCAGGGGGGAAAGGACAAGAATTCTTTAGTCGTATAATGGTTAGAGTACGTAAAGGTGATACGATTGGTGATGCTAAAGAGCCTAAGGGATTTTTCATCAATATGAAGGCGGAGAAGAATAAAACTCATACTCCCCTTCTAACGGCCGCTGTGCCATTTTATTTTACGGGGTTACCAGATCCTCTTTATGAATTGTTCATGCAAGCTAAGGATCTAGATATAATTAAACAGAGTGGTCCACAGTATAGTTATACGAATGAGGCCACAGGTGAAATTGTAAAAGGGATGGGACGGGAGAAGTTTCTTCAGATTCTAAAAGAATCCGAAGACCTTCAAGATGTTATTGCAGAAGAGGTAAGGAGTGCCGTATGACTACATCCGTAGGTACATTAGCAGAAGATTTACATGGAATTCTTTCATCCTTTGGTAGCATGTTAGAAGGTGTTTATCATGTGGATGATGAATTGGCCGCAGAGATTGCAGACAAGTTTGCTGATCGTCTTAGAAATGATGTGAGAGCAATCTATGCAGAAATGACTGCTGAGATTAGTGAAGGATTAAAGAAACCTCCCAAGAAGAAGAAACGACAACGTCGTAAGGTGGCAGTAGAGAATGCTCCACCCGTTGATCCTGAGGCTTTCAATCGAATTATCGGGGCAGAAGAACTGGAGCCGAATGAGAATACCTTGTTGAATATGACTGACCCTGGTGACCCGGACTTGTTGGCTTCCAATCTTCTCAACTCAGACCGTGTTACTGACCGTGCAGGTCGTCCAGGACCTCCTAACACTAATAGATATGATAATGATAATCCCACAATGCGGAGAATAGGTAAGTGAAGAACGAACCTCGCAAAAAAGATACTAAACAGCAATTTACAGTTGCTGCTTGGGTCAAAGAGGCGGGGTTTGGTTCTAGCCTAGAAGAGGATTTTCCTCCATATGTGGTGGATGTCTATATATCTGATTTACATCTGGGGATTGAATTAGATGGTCCTCATCATTTTAAGAAACGAGATCAGAAAAGAGATGAAGAATTGTTCCGTGACTATGAGTTAGTCATTTGGCGATACAGCAACAACGAAATTAATGGTAGATTCAAATCTAGTTTTATCCAAAATCTTATGAAATTTGCTCAAGGAAAGATTAATGCCGAAACTTAGTAGTATTTTGCGGGAAAGAGAAAATTCGAAACATTGGTTAGAATCTACGTTTGATGATTATGAAAAAGATCAACAACGAAAGCCTTATGTAAGAACTCATTTTAGTCCTTCGCAGGCTCATTTATGCCCTCGTGCATTATATTATTACATGCTTGGCTATGATCAGGATCCCATTTCCGATAACAGCTTGCGACGTATGGCGGTTGGGACTGTCTTTCATGAGTTTGTTGAAAAACGTTTAACTGAAACCGGGATTATGGTTTCTTCAGAGCAAGAAATCACTTATGATGATCCTCCTATCAGAGGATTTTATGATGCCATAATCAAACGCCCTTCAGATGATAAACAGTTTCTTTTGGAACTTAAATCAATGGCTAATCCGAAGCGTAAGACAGAGCTACCCCGTCCGGATCATTTGATGCAATGGAATCTTTACTCACTGATGACCGGAATTAGTGAGGGTATGATTTTTTACATCAATAAAGATAATCAAGAATATACAATTTGTGAAATTCAGCGTGATGATTCTATTGTTGAAGCTACTCTAGATAAGTTTCGACGTGTACTTGAATATGTTAAACGTTCTGAGCGTGTTCCATATCAGCCTGACTGGAATCATGATTGGTGTAATTACCGAAAAACTTGTGAAAAAGATTATTTTATCCAAGGAGTTTAAAACTAATGGTCAATGTTAATACTTTTATTTCAAAAGCGGGGGAATTACGTGCATTAGATGGAGATTATCCATCTCCAATTAGACCTGTAAGTGGGACCACTTATGCATTTCCCAGTAATGCAGATAATCTTTCTGATGTCGAACTAGATGATTGGTTGTTATTTTTAGGATCTTGGCGTGGTCATATGGTGTATCAACTCTCTAAGATTGATGGAGAGGTATATATACTTACTGAAGGATATAGTTTGATGCAAGCAACCGCTATCGCTCGGCTGGAGAATGATTCTTCTAAAAAACTATTAAAGGATTCATTGATTGGACAGACTCTAATTGAGAATCCAGAACTTCAGACTCTTAAATTGAGAATTATTGATTTGAACGCTGAGTTTAAGATTCTTAAAGGTCGTCTAAGTTTGTATGAATCTCAATTCGATACTGTGAGTAGAGTAGTCACTAGGCGTGGTCAGGAACGCTTTAAGATATGAGTGTGTATGGTCTTGACCTATCAACTTCGAAGATAGCCATTGCAAAATTGCTTCCCAACAAGGGCTTTGAAGTGGTAGAATTGACCTCTAAATCTAGATCATGGGAGATTCGGTTCAAAGAACTTTACAGTCAAATGTTTCCGTGGGTTAGAGATTCAGTCACTTCCGATGATTTAATCTGCATTGAAGACATCCCCTTAGTTCAGAACCGTCAATCTTTAATCAAGCTGGTACACATCTTAGCAATGTGTCGTACGATCTTTACCCACCATGACATAGATGTTTTCACCGTTAATGTGATGACATGGAAGAAAGATGTGGTGGGTCATGGTAAAGCTGATAAAGATAAGGTTAGGGCCATGGCCCAAAAGATTTACGGGGAAAGCGTTAGCACATATTCCCAGGATGCTATTGATGCTCTAATGGTTGCTAAGTGGGGCGAATTACGAGTGTCATAAACTGAGGAGTTGTTCAATAATCGTTGACGGCTCCTGTGATAGGGCCATTTTTATTTTTGTGGAAGTAGGAGTTTGTTGTGGTAGCTGTTTCAAGGCCATTTACGGAGAATTCAGTCAAGATATTGGAAAAAAGATATCTTTTAAAGAACGAAGCTGGAAACCCAACCGAAGACATTAAGGGGTTATTTACAAGGGTGGCACGGGCCATTGCCGAAGTTGAATACAAATATGGTGCGACTGAGAATCAAGTTATAAAATTAGAGAAATCTTTCTTTGATTTGATGTGGGCTTCTGATTTTATGCCTAATAGCCCTACGCTGATGAATGCAGGCACGGGTCAAGGAACTCTTAGTGCTTGCTATGTGATGGATATTCCCGATTCGATGGGTGATATCATGCGTGTGGCTGGTGATCAGGCCATGATTGAGAAGTTTGGTGGTGGGATTGGATTTAGTCTTTCTGCCCTTCGACCTAAAGGTCATGGTATTAGTACCACACATGGCAAAGCTTGTGGACCTATTCATGTTCTTCGGGTTCTTTCTCAAGTAGGCACCATGATTACCCAAGGTGGTAAACGTGATGGAGCTCACATGGCAATCATGGAGGTCTATCATCCTGACATTGAAGAATTTATTCATTGTAAAAATGTTGAAGGTGAGATATCAAACTTCAACATCTCAGTTGGTGCTGATTCCACCTTTATGACTGCGGTTCAGCAAGATAAGTGGATTCATCTGTCATGGCCTCTCGATCGAAATCTTTATGATGAGCCGAAAGATGATGGTCACTATATAAAGGCTAGAGAATTATTCGCTGAAATCATTAGAGGGGCATGGACTAATGGTGAACCTGGAATGGTTTGGTTGGATCGAATCAATGAGGATAACTCTACCCCAGAGTTAGGTCAGATCAATGCCACCAACCCTTGTGGTGAGCAGCCACTCCTATCCGGTGAGTCTTGTAACTTGGGTAGCATTAATGTTGGGAACTTTATACTTGAACATCCCAAAGGGAACGGCTTTGATTTTAAACGTTTTGAAGAAACGATAGGAACTTGTGTACGTTTTCTTGATAATGTAGTTGATGCAAATCGTCATCCAACTGAATTCACCCAACGAATGAATTATTCTACTCGTAAGATTGGTTT